CATGGAACGTCCTTTTATACCTGACGTACAGGCTGGGGTGGTATCGACGGACGACGGTGCGGTAGTACCTCGTCGCACGGACATTTATGGTCAGGACCATTTGCTGGCGTATATTCGTCCAGACGAGGCGGAATTATTGCAGGGTTTAGGTGGCATGGGGACCCCTGGTCCAGGCGGTCTTCCTCAGTTTGGTTTTTGGGATTCTGTTGACAAAGCTTTGGGCACTAATTTTTCTGGTAACAACCCTCCGGCGGGTGGTTCTGATTCGACGAGCACGGGTACGGGCACTAGCACTAGCACTAGCACCGACACTTCTTCCTCTGGCTCTGTCACTTCATCATCTGACACTAGCACCAGTGACGACACGTCTTCGACGATTGGTCAGGTTTCGAGTACGGGTCAGTATGCGGGGGATGGGTATGAGTGGAAACAGAATCCAGGTGGTTATTTAACTCGGACATATACTGGCGCGGGCAAGGACAACAACCTTGGTACGGATGTTATTCAGGGGGGCACCGCTGGCTCGCAGCTTAAAGAGAAGATCGCGGCGATTTCGCTGGCCCAAGAAAACAAGCCTGAGACTGTGTTTGGAGAAACAAGAGCATCGGCTACGGATTTACCGTTCTTGGATTTGTTCCGCAGCAAAGAAAATTGGGTTGGTTCTGCTAGTTACGCGGATCAGGTACAAAAGCAACAAGAGGCGGCTGAACAGAGACGAGCGGAGGTAGAAAACCAACAAGCGGAGGCTGCACAAACGGCGGACAACGAGGGCGGCGTCACTACAGGTGGCAAGAAGCCCGAGACCGAGACCACTGGAGGCATGTTTGGTTACGGTTATGACTATGACGGGAAGGATGGAATCACCTTTGGCGAGATTATCCGTGATATGACTGACGGCGGAGGTCCAGGGGGGCCGGATCGAGCTAATCCGCTAAATCCTGTTTATAAAGACGCGGCGGGCAACGAGTTGGGTCAAGGCTTTGGTCGAAGACTGCTGGGCGGCATCGGCAGGGACTTAACCATGGGTTTGACCGCGGGCGTTTTCACTCCGTTGGACGAGCAGGTGGATAAACTTGTCGCGGCTGGATATGATCCAAAGGTTGCAGAAGATTACGTGAATCGTACCAAAGAAAACATGCTTCAGCAGCAGCTTCAGCAACAGCAACAGCAACAGAGATCGGATGACGGTGGCTCTGCAAAACCACCCGTGGACCCATGTCCGAAGGGTTACATTATGGATCCTCAGAAAAAGGTTTGTGTAATCGACCCAGATGCTGGAGCCGAGGACGACGAGGGCGACACCACCGGATATCAGCCTCCTGCATATACCCCGCCACCTTTGTCTCCGTATTTGGGCGTTGGCGATACTGGCGGCGGGTTTGTCTTGCAACCAGGGTCTGAGGACGTGAGTTTCATGCGTCGTTCTGGTCAGTACGCTGGTGGAGGTCAGGTTGGTTTGGGATCTATGAACCCGTTCATGGGTATGTATAAGTTTAGATGAATCTACAGGCCCTACCTGAAGAAGCCCTGAAGGAGATCTTGGCTTTAACCGAGGCCAAGAAGAAGCTGGATCTTCGGGAGGAAGCCTCTGAAAAGTTCATGCCGTTTGCGCATCATGTGTATGAGAACTTCATCGAGGGTCGTCACCATCGGATTATCGCTGAAAAACTTGAACGTGTTGCACGAGGAGAACTCAAGCGGCTTATAATTAATATGCCGCCTCGTCATTCGAAGTCAGAGTTTGCAAGCTACTTGATGCCTGCTTGGTTTCTAGGTAGAAATCCAAAGCTCAAGATCATACAAGCTACGCACAATACGGAGCTTGCGGTACGTTTTGGTCGTAAGGTTCGGGACCTGATTGACGATCCGGCGTACAAAGAGGTGTTTCCTAATACAAATTTGAAGGAGGACAACAAAGGTGCAGGTAAATGGCAGACTGACAAAGGTGGTGAATACTTTGCTGCGGGTGTTGGAGCGGCTGTTACGGGGCGTGGCGCGGACTTGTTTATCATTGACGACCCTCATTCGGAACAAGATGCGCTGAGTGATACGGCGTTTGACCACGCTTATGAGTGGTATACTTCGGGACCGAGACAGCGTTTACAACCTGGCGGTGCAATCATTTTAGTTATGACACGCTGGGGTAAGAAAGACCTGACTGGTCGTTTGATTCAGGCGCAGAGTAGCGACATCATGTCGGATCAGTGGGAGGTTGTGGAGTTTCCAGCCATCCTGCCGAGCGACAAGCCGTTGTGGCCTGAGTTCTGGGAGAAGGATGCGTTGCTATCGATCAAGGCGTCGTTGCCTGTATCGAAGTGGAATGCGCAGTGGCAGCAGACACCGACGGCTTCTGAGAGCGCGATTATTAAGCGTGAGTGGTGGAAGTTGTGGGAGAAGGAGGAGATTCCTCCTGTTGATTACATTATACAGGCTTACGATACCGCGTTTTCGAAGAAACAGACCGCTGACTACTCGGCTATCACCACATGGGGGATATTCAAGCCTGAAGAGGGTGGAGCGGACAATATAGTGTTATTGGATGCCCGCAGGGGCAGGTGGAACTTCCCTGAACTGAAGGAGATAGCCTATGAAGAGCACGAATACTGGGAGCCGGACATGGTGTTGGTCGAAGCGAAAGCGACGGGTACACCACTTATTGACGAGTTGCGGCTTCGCGGTGTTCCGGCTTTGGGCTTTTCACCAGGCAAAGGGAACGACAAAGTAACTAGGATGCACATGGTTGCGCCATTATTTGAAGCTGGTATGGTGTGGGCACCCGAAGACAAAAAGTTTACAGACGAAGTCATCGAAGAGGTAGTTTCATTTCCTAATGGCGATCATGATGACTTTTGTGATAGTATGACTTTAGCACTCATGCGTTTTCGCCAAGGAGGATTTGTTTCTTTGCGAGGCGAAGAGGAAGACGAAATGGAATGGAGGCCCCGTAACAGGGTGTATTATTGATGGCATTACCACCTAACATGGTCGTATCAGGGTTAAACCTTGATGATACGGAAGGACTTCCAGACGTAGAGATTCCAATTGATGCTCCGATAGATTTCGAGGGCGGTGCTGAGGTTTTTGATGACGGCATGGGCGGTGCGATTGTCCAACCGATGGGCATGGCTTTAGAGGGTGAGGTTATGGGCGAAGAGGCCATGTACAACCACGCCATGAACCTTGCTGAGGTTATGGAAGATAGGGAGCTACAGGATCTATCGACAGAGCTTCGTGGTTTGTATGAAGACGATTTGGATTCGCGGTCCGAGTGGGAAGAGGCATACACCAAGGGTTTAGACCTGCTTGGGATTAAATATGAGGACCGTACAGAGCCGTTTGAGGGTGCGAGCGGGATTACTCACCCGATGATTTCTGAGAGCGTCACGCAGTTTCAAGCGCAGGCGTACAAGGAAATGCTGCCGTCTGGTGGCCCAGTTAAGACTAAAGTCGTAGGCTTGCGTGATCTGGGGACCGATGAGCAGGCTGCGCGTGTTAAGGACTTTATGAACTACCAGATCACTGAGGTGATGGAGGAGTTTGATCCTGACACTGACCAGATGTTGTTTTATTTACCGCTGAGTGGTTCGACGTTTAAGAAGGTTTACTTTGACGAAACTAAGCAGCGGGCGGTATCTAAGTTTGTGCCTGCGCAAGACTTGGTTGTTCCGTATTCCGCGTCTGATTTGGCGACAGCGACACGCGTTACGCATGTTCTTCGCATGGACGAGAACGAGGTCCGTAAGCTACAGCTTATGGGTTTCTATCGAGATGTTGAGTTGCCTACTGGCGAGGACAACGAAGAGGATCCTGTTCGCCAAAAGGTCAACGAGTTAGAGGGTATATCAAAGAACTACAGCGACGATGTGCACACCATTTTGGAGATGCATGTTGAGTTAGACTTAGAGCACTTTGAGGATCGTGGGCCAGACGGAGAGCCGACAGGCTTGAAGCTACCTTACGTTGTCACAATGGATTTTGACTCTGGCGAGATATTGGCAGTACGTCGAAACTTTGCAGAGGATGATCCAACCAAGCGCAAACGTCAGTTCTTTGTTCACTACAAGTTTATGCCAGGACTGGGTTTCTACGGCTTTGGTTTGATCCATATGATTGGGGGCCTTGGTCGTGCGGCAACGAGTATTCTGCGTCAGTTGATTGACGCGGGTACGCTTGCCAATCTCCCAGCAGGATTCAAGGCGCGAGGGGTGCGGGTTCGTAATGACGACGAGCCGTTGCAACCTGGGGAGTGGCGGGACATTGACGCGCCAGGAGGCAGCATACGGGATGCGATTATACCGCTACCGTACAAAGAGCCTTCTGCAACGCTTGGTCAGTTGCTGGGAGCCATACAGGATCAGGGTCGCCGCTTTGTGTCGATTGCTGACAATTTGTCTGAGCAGGGCAATCAGGAGATGCCTGTTGGGACAACTATGGCTCTTATGGAACGTGGCACAAAAGTCATGTCTGCGATTCACAAACGGTTGCACTATGCACAGAAGACAGAGTTCCGTTTGTTGGCGCGGATTTTTGCGGAGAACTTGCCTCCAGAATATCCGTATGAAGTGTCAGGTGCGCCACGTCAGATTAAAGCAGAAGACTTTGATGCCCGTGTAGATGTGATCCCAGTTTCTGATCCTAACATCTTTTCAATGGCTCAACGTGTATCGTTGGCACAGTCTCAGTTGCAGTTGGCGCAGGCGAACCCAGAGATCCACAACATCTATCAGGCGTATCGCCGGATGTATCAGGCGCTGGAAGTCCAGAACATTGATGAGATTTTGCCTCCGCCTCCAGAGCCGCAACCAAAGGATCCTGTGCTAGAAAACGCGCAAATGCTTGGTGGTCAGTTGCCACAGGCGTTCCCAGAGCAGAACCACGAGGCGCACATTCAGGTGCATATCACGTTCTTGCAGATGCCGATTGCGCAGGGGAACCCACAGGTGTCGGCAACTTTGATTGGTCATGTCTTTGAGCATGTTGGATTGCAGGCTCGTGAGATGGTTATGCAGCAGATTGAGCAGCAAATGCAGCAACAGATGCAACAGTTGGAATTGGCTGTTCAGGCAGGAGCGATTGATCCGATGATGGCACAGCAACAGATGATGCAGATGCAGCAAATGCAGCCGTCCCCTGAAGAGGTAGAGGGTCAAATTGCTCAGATGGAAACACAGTTGATGCAGCAAGTTATGATGATGATCCAGCCGCCGACGCCTCCACAGCCAGATCCATTGGTGATGATTCGTCAGCAAGAATTGGCGATTAAGCAGCAGCAAGTTGCGAATGACGCTCAGTTGGATCAGATGAAGTTGCAATTGGAGCAAGCTAAAATGGCTCAACAGGCTACAGCGGATTCGGCACGATTAGAGTTGCAGGAACAGATTGCCGACGAGCGTAATGAGGTGAACCGTGAGCGCATTAACGTACAGCGCGAGGGAATGCTTCGGAGGACTCAGTAATGCCGCTAAAGCCTGG